ACTCCATCGCCAATTGTTTTAGGTTTTTGTCCGTCGCTTTGGTCTTGTCGGACTTCATAGCCACTGGTTTTAAGAAAACCACGGATAAATCGCCCTTACAAAACTTGATAGGACACTTTGCCTCCATAGATTCAAAGATTCCATGCTCTGAACAACAATAATCTTTCAAAACACCCATTTTTCACCCCTCTTAGTTAGTCTTCACACAAAATATTGCCAAAATTCTTGTAATCATGCCTGTTGATAGGCTTGTTTTGCACCTTAAACCCCTCGTTAGTAAGCACTAACTTACTTGTAGGGATTAGTGGCTGGACAGCTTCTTTCCTGTAATCAGGGTAAGTCTCGTTCGTGTGTTTCTTCATAACCCGAATGCGCCCCTGTTTCCAGTGTTTGTAAGCCCTGTTTAAGCCTCGCTGTGTGTCTTCGCTCATTGGGTAACGCTCTTCTTTGATGACGTACAAGAACAAACGCTCGGAAATACCCGCCAACTCGCAGAAATTTTTGATAGAGATGCCTCTGTCTTTGTCCATCAAAAACCGTTTGAGTTCTTTTTTAAGTTCTTGTTTAGATAGGTCTTCCATCTTTGCCACCATAAACGCCAATTGCTTTCAAATAGTTGGATACGTTTTTGCCCACTGCAATCTGTTCAGGGGTGTATTCGTCTTGTTTAAGTGAAATTTGACGGGACAGACGCATAGCAATCAAGCGAGGTTGCACTTGCTCTGCCCACGCAATGGTCGCCAGTGCTGTTGCAATCACACGGTCATCCTTACCCCGCCCAGGTGCGCCAATGAACCCGTCTTCACGCACAATGCCTTTCATTTCTTCTAGCAATTCCATGCTGAAGATGCCCATCATGTTGCGCTCAAAGTAGTCTTTCATGTAAGACAACATACGCTCTTTAGATGATGAGGTAGTCAAGAAACCGATGGAGTTAGACAGACCGCCCATCGTGTCGTTACGTCGCCAGATGTAGTTTTGCATTGACCCCAACACATCCATCATGTCGGTAGCAATCTTGCCATCCATAGCGGATGCCAAGCGTTTTAGGTTACGCAGCTCGTTGATGACCGCCTGACCTGGACCGTTGACTTCTAAGTTCAGCGTCGAGTTTTTATATGCACCTGCAAGGTGGGCGATGACCCACGCAAATTGGTAGGTGTTGAGTTCCGAGGTTGCAAACTCTGCCACTTGGTCAAGACCGTCTGCATAAACACGAAACACCTGGATGCAGAATCGGTCTGCCCAATCTGAGCTTCCGTATGCTGGGTCTGCACCAATAACGTAGTAAGCAGTGTCAACGGGTTGTTGCCAGATTCTGAGCGTTGCCAGCCTGTCTGAAGAAGGCAAACACTCTGTGTCTTGGAAGAGTTGTCCGAAGGCATACCTGTAACATTCATAGCCCATGCTCTTTGCTGATTTCGCTGCGTCCGTACAGCGAGAGTTAGAAAAGAAAGATGTTCCCGTCATCACGAAGGCGTAATCCTCCGTGGGTGGGAATTCTTGATACATCAGGGTTTCATCCTTGATGCCCTCCGCCATCTTCCAGCGCCACCAAGCCATCTGGCGTGAATTGATTTCAACGCCGTACATCTTTTTGATTTCCTTGACCCACTCTTTTTCTTCTGGCTTGAGTTTGCCATCCCAGTACACCTTGTACTCTTTAGAGTCAGCTTCAACAGAATAATACTCGTTGCGCCACCAGCCGCAAAAAATGGCTCTCTGTGTACGGGCACGTTTAGCAGTCTTGTACATATCGTGGAACATATTGAACCCCTGCGCCGTGGATTCAAAGATGTACAGACGCTGCGGGTTTTTCTCCGCAAGAGAGGCAATCAGTGAAGCTAGACCTTCGTCGTTGCCCCAAGACGCTGTTTCAGTTGCGTGTAAATATGTAATAGCTTTACCTTGACCCAATCGAGATTTGTTACCAGCGATTTGGTAAAAGATTCGTGACCTGTTTTTGAGGACCATTTGATTGCGGTTGTGAGCAACCAAAGGAATCTTGTACTCCTTGGGTAAACCGTCAAGATACATTCCCAGAGTTGACCTGAACATATCTCGGTTTTCTTCAGTATCGGAGACAAGAGTGCCCTGCCAGCCAGGATGAGTAAATTGCCAATACAAATCAAGGGCAAGGCTAACAGTAGTAATACCCAACTGACGACCTTTAAGAATGACGAAGAAATGGACATCTTCTTTCAACCCTTTATCTATTTCTTCCATCACATAGGTTTGAGTCCCCAGTAGGCGACCCATCTTCTTGAGACCTTCTTCTTTGGTCTCAATTTTTAGCTCTGAACAGAACTTATAAAATTTTTGCAGGTCAAAATTCATGACGACAAGGCTTGAAGCGTTCTAAATTGAATGTGCCTTCTTGTATTGACTTACAAGTGTGGGCAAAGAACTCTGCATTTTGTGGCATACGACCTTGATACAAGTGGAATATCCCGCCCTCAAAGTGCGTACCAATTCCATATTCCCCGTAGGTGTGCAGCTTCCAAATGCCTTCTGCTGGCGCTTTGAAGTAATGCGTGGGGTACAAAGTCTTGTAGTTAATCCTCATCATCTCTGCCGCATAGCTAACGTTCTCGGCTACGTCAGACTGTTCAGTCTCCATGAAGGTGGGCTTATTCATCTTGACCCAACAAGCCTTGGAGATGGCATAGAAAGCTGGCGCAGCAAAGATGTGAGAGTAAGGAGGAATGTGGTTGCTGGCTTGGGCAATCCCGATGAATGTGCCGTGCTGCATCACCCATGCAATCGCTTTGTCCACAACGTCTTTGTTGGTAGGCACACAGTCGATGTCCAAGAACAACACAACGTCAGCATCAGTGTTTTCCATAATGTTGTCCATCCACAGACCGTGACGAACGTTTTGGATGGTGTAGTTGACTGTCAGCCCCAAGTGTTTGCACACATCGGTATGCCCTTTGACAATCTTAGGGTCAACAGATGTCCAGGCTAGGCAGTGAATCTCAGCTCGCATATACGTCCTTGTAGTTGTAAACCTTCATGCCATCCCCTTTGTCCATCAACACTCTGGCGTGGTCAGGGATAGGCTCATTGTTTTGTTGGTAATGGAATGCCAGTGTGGTGGTGTAGTTCACCGTAGGCTTGAGAGACCTAGCCACCTTGACTTGGGATTGCTGGACAACCTGCCACAGAACTCGGTCATCAATGATGCACAGCTCTAAGGGCTTGAACATCCAGCTTGCCAGTAAAGAAAACGTCTTGCGGCTAAACAAGAAGCAGTTTGTGTCATTGAATGCTTTACCGTCAGACTCTTTGTCCACAGCCATGAATGACCCATCCAGCCTGTAGAGGTTTCGTGGGCAAGTCACAATGTCACTGCCGCTTTCCTTCAACACCCCTACCATTGTGGCGATGTGGTTAGGCTCATACCAGCAGTCGGCATCCAAGTAAGCAATAGCGTCATAGCCCTGTGCCCAGGCTACCGCAGAGGCTACCCCACGGGGAGTGTCACCAAAGTCAGCACACTTGGGCACACTCATCTGCTGAATCCGCAAGGGTAGCTCACTGGGTGAGCCATCTGCCACCATGAAGTGGGTAATGTCCTTGTAGGTTTGGTGGATGACGCTCTGATAGCAGCGAGACAACACCTCTGGTGTCTCATTGTGATACGGCGTGATGACTGCTACCCTCATTTCATCTCCTCAAGATTCCAATCTGCAATTGTTACCGCCACCTTTTTGTTTCTCGCACAGCTAATCAGCTCTTTGTAAAACAACTCCGAATACGTTTGCCGCCACTCAGCCGCCAGCCTCTTCTTGCTAGACGGTTTAATGCAAGACAGCGCCCTCTGCATTTCCTTTTTCAACTTTAGACGAGAGTTGTAAAGCTCCGTCTGCAAATCCTTCTCTGTATCCATGCTGCAAAGCCTCATTCATACAAACCACCCGACGAAGCTCAGACTGGCGCAAAAGGTCAGCCAAGAGACACAACATGCCCCTTAGCTCATCCTCATTCATCCATAACCAATCTACTTGTGCCATTCGTTAAGCAGTCCAAGTTAAAACTATCTCTGGTTGATTCCTTGTGACCTCTGCCAAGACCCCTACAAGCCTCGGAGGCAAGATAGGCATACGCTTCTCCACCTCATACTCCCGAGCCTCTGCAAGAGCCTTCCTAGCCTCTGCCAGATAGTCCATCACGAAACCCTCCAGACCCGCAACATCTCACCCTCAGTCTTGCTGACAAACTTGTAACCAAGACGCTTACTCGCCCTGTAATTCGCATTTGCCACCTTCTGCCTAGCCTCCTTGGGCACAGCAAAACTATCCCCCACCTCCATCCCCTCATAGGGATACGAGTACACCACCCTCGGCTTGGGCATCTCACCACCACGTTGTATTTCCAATATCTCCATGTAATCACCTCTACCTGTAAACACATAATAGCATAAACAAATAAAACACACGCAAGCAGGAAATACAAAAATTTTTATGGGGGGGGATAAGTGGGGGGCACGCACACATCGACTCACCGTCCCCTTCGATGGTCAGCAAGCGCTTACTTCGTTTATGTTTGTAAGTACTCACGCCCATTATGACCTAAACGCATAGGAATGGGCATGGTATACATAATTTAGATATATAAAAAAGAGAGATGTTGTAGACACCTTCCCCTATTCTTACCCGTGTCTACTAACTACCCGTATACATAATAGACACCCACTTAATGTATTGTCTCTATATGATATGAATATATATTATAGGTAAAACCTATAGAAAATACATATCCGATAGAAATATATTTCCATTGTTGGTATTGACATTTAATCTTGTCAACCGATAATCATGTGTATGCGTTAAGCATATTCCTAACTCAAACCGAAAGGCACATCATGCAAATCATTCTTTTCGCTGTACCACAGTCTAAACTCACTAAGAAGCTAGCTAGCGACATCGCTGGCAATTTAGGCAAACCCTCAAAAATGCCTGGCTTGAGCTATGGTATTTCTGCCAAGCTCTGTAATGTCGGCTCCAAGCTAGCAAAGATAGAGGGTAGTGTCTGCCACGGATGCTATGCACTTAAGGCTAACTATTCTTATCCTAGCGTGCAAAAAGCACATGAAAAACGAGCTAACGGGCTGCGCTCCATATCGTGGGTTGATAGTATGGTAAAGCTTATCGGCTCTGCTAATGAATCTTACTTTCGCTGGCACGATGCGGGAGATTTGCAAAGTTTTCAACACTTGCTGGATATTGTGACAATTGCGGAAAAACTGCCTAGCGTGTCTTTTTGGCTGCCTACAAAAGAAAAAAAGCTGGTTTATCAATATCGTGAGATTTTTGGTGATTTTCCCTCTAATCTCTGTGTCCGATTGTCGGGAGCTATGGTAAACCTGCCAGCTCCTGCCTATGAAGGGAATACATCAACTGTGCATACGGTTCAAGCAATTGGACAATTTTGTCCTGCACCACAGCAAGGGAATCAATGCAAGGATTGTCGGGCTTGCTGGCATCGTGACGTCAAAAACGTGTCTTATTCTCTGCATTGATAGCCTATCCTGTAGCCTATTCTGTAGGCTATGGGATGCGTTTTCGCATCATTCTTAACTCTGAAAGGTTTTTTATGCAAAAAGTAATGCTGGCTAAATATCGTGGGCGTTGTGCGTTGTCTGGCGTTGTCATCAACGTGGGTGATGAAATAACCTACGACACAGCAACTAAAAAAGCGTGGCTCGCAGAGCCTGGAGATTGTCGAATTGATACTAGCTCTTATTTGGGCGATAAAAAACGAGTTTCCGATGTTTTTAGCATCAATGGTAATGAATTTTATCGGAATAAGGCAGGTCGCTGCATCGATGCGCCATGCTGTGGCTGCTGCACTATTTAAGGGGGAAATTATGCAGACAATCGACAATTTGGAGATTATGCAAGAGCTTGCGTTGATTATTCGTGGCGCTCACCCTGCCTGGCGTGGCGATAAACGATACAACGCTGGTTTTTTCTTACGTCAGATAAAAAACGATTTCAATGGAGCTGCTGCTCTGGCTCGAGATATAAGGGAAAACCTTGAATATTTTGAGCAAGAGATAAACCTGCCCTCGCGCACACTGCTGCAAGCTGCCAACGTCCTCGCTGGCGATTCAATCGATTTGTAAGTACTTTGAGAGTGCTGTCAAAACCCTGATTTTTAACAAGGAGTAACTTATGGCTAGAGGTGGAAAGGTTTACACGCCTTTAATGTGTGAAAAGCCCCTTTGTGAATGTGACAACATAGCACCACGCATGAGGCTAGTTGACATTGTTTTGCTTGTCGTAAGTAGCATGGCTTTTGGCTTTGTCATTGCCCTGCTCACGCTTGGTGAGGTAGTCCCTAAATGAACGAAGCCCTCGCAGACCTTTATGTGTCCCTCGCATACGACAGACACCAAAAAGCTAGAGGGTGGTTTTTCCTTGGTAATGAACAAGAGTGCTTCTACTGCTTACTCATTGCCGAAGACTATCTCGCCCAAGCATCACAGATTCAACACTGCCAAGCACTAGGTGTTTGTCAGATGCACCCTCGCCCGTGTGCAGGATGCGTCACCAAACCGATTAAAACAACCCTTAAGCCCGTTTTGGAGTTGGTTTAATGGTAACGGTAGGGTAAGGGTAAAAAGTGTCTTAAATGCCTATTTTTACCCTGAATCTTATCCACACCTGCAAATCGAGTTATCCACAGATGGTCTATAGGTATTCCATAATAACTAACGTAGTTAGTTATTAACTCAATATTGAGGTATACAGAGCGTATGTATGTATTAAAAAAAGATGTATTGTGTCTCAATATAGAATCTCTATATTGTGACTACATATATTATATATATACAGTATGCAGACGTATAGTCTTCACACAGAAAGTTAAACCATGACACAAGATGAAATCATTGAGATGGCTAAACAAGCCAGCAAAGAATGGATGAAAGAATTGCCGACTCCTTGGGAAACGGCGAACCAAGTCCCGAAACGCTTTTTGGAAATCTTTGCCAAACTGGTATTTGAAAAAGGTTTTTTCGCAGGTTTTGAAGCCTCTGGTGAAGGTTTTAACGGTGAGTATCCCTATGGTGACAAAAACATAGATATAACCACAGACGAATACGTACGACACGCCCTTAAAGAAGCAAGGGGACAAGCATGAAACAAAATGAAATCATTGAAAAGGCAGAGCAGGATAAGCCTGTGGCGTTGGTTACTGGCGTATATGGTGGACGTTTTACCTACGCACCAATCAAAGAATCTGTGGTATTGCCTGTTGGTATGGCTCTCTACACCCACCCACAACCCCGCACATGGGTTGGGCTGACACCTACCGATATGCAGAAACTTTCAGCCGAATGGTGGACTCCTAACGAAAATGAGGTGGTATTGATAAATTGGATTGAAGCCAAACTTAAGGAGAAGAACAATGGATAAAGACGGATACCACGGTTACGACAAGCCATCAATGAAAGTTGAAGGGCCACGTCATGTGGTTTGCCAATGCGATAAATGCAAGACAGAAAACCAAGAGCCTGTGGGTAGGTTTGCAAAATTTACCGATGGTATCTGGCGAGAAGTAACAGATTATTCTGCTGGCGTTCCGCTCTACACTCGCCCACAACCCCGCAAGCCGCTGACGGATGAGCAGATTGATGAAATCGCCGACACAGTGGCAAATATGCCTTTGGTCGGAATTGTGAATGACTTTAGAACTCGTTTTGCCAGAGCAATCGAAGCCGCCCACGGCATAAAGGAGTAAGCGATGCCATGTAACTTATGTGGAAAATGGAATTGTGTTTGTCAGTATTCACAACCCAAGCAACAGCAAGAGTTTACGTCCGGCTTTTTCAGCCGCGAGGCCATGAAAGAGCATAGCGACTTTCACCCACAACCCAAGCAAGAGCAGGGTGAACCTGTATTCCACCTAAAACAGTATGGTGACGTTACCAAAGAACAGTTAGATTGTTACATTGCAACTGGTCGTATTGACACTTGCCCACAACCCCGCGAATGGGTAGACCTGACTGACGAAGAATTAGAAACACTTTTGCGTGAAAATAATACGCTAACTTTAGGCGCAATATGGGCAGTTGCCGACAAACTCAAGGAGAAGAACACATGAACAAATATCTTTTTCAAGCCGTGACCAATGTTGCGTTAGTGGCTGGAATTGTTTATTTGGTAATGAATGACCATTTTTGGTTTGCTTTTTTCTTGTTTTTAGGCATTAGAGTGTCTGACAACGAAAACTATCAAGAAAGGAAAGCCGATTAAAAATATCAATGATAGACTAATCATCTAACCGTATAATCCATTCGTCAC